CATCAATCGTTGGGAAATCACAGGTAGCCCTGCAAGAGCGCAGTGGGTAACACTTGATAACACTGATCAGACTTCACCAACTGGTGTTCTGTTCGCAGATGCACGTTGGGCAACTAACGACACTACGAACCCAGCAAACGATCCGATCCCAAGCATCAAGAGCTTGCTAACTAGCAACTATCTTGACATTGACGCACCGGATCACACTATCTACCCAGTAGGTATGTTGCTGTTTAACACTCGTCGTTCAGGCTACAATGTGAAGCAGTATCGTGTTAACTACTTCAACAACACTCGTTTCCCGGACATGGACCTCCCAGAGCAAACTGATGCATGGGTAACTGTTTCAGGTCTACAGTCAAACGGTGCTCCGTACATGGGTCGCAAGGCACAGAGAGCAATGGTTGTTAAGGCACTTCGTGAAGTTGTTGACACTAACAGCGCAATTCGTGACGAAGACAATGCATTCAACTTGATTGCAACTCCAAACTATCCTGAGCTACAGCCTAACATGATTGTACTCAACAACGATAGAGGCGACACTGGCTTCATCATCGGTGACACTCCAATGAGACTTCCACCTGATGCAACTGCAATCACAGCATGGGCAAACAATGCTGCAAATGCAGACGCGACTGGCGAAGACGGTCTTATTTCAAGAGACACTTACATGGGTCTATTCTACCCATCAGGTATCACTTCAGACTTGAGCGGCAATCTCGTTGCAGTTCCCCCATCACACATGATGATCAGAACTATTCTGCGTAACGACACTGTTGCTTATCCTTGGTTCGCACCAGCTGGTACTCGTCGTGGTATCATTGACAACGCAACCAACATCGGTTACATTAACTCTGTAACAGGTGAGTTCGTAGCATTCAAGACTAACATCGGTCTGCGTGATGTTCTCTACACTAACGAAATCAATCCACTAGTGTTCTTCACTGGAAACGGATTGCTAAACTACGGTAACAAGACAAGCTATGCATCACAATCTGCACTTGATCGTATTAACGTAGCAAGACTCGTAGCATATATTCGCCGTCAGTTGACTATTGCTGCAAGACCGTTCGTGTTTGAACCAAACGACTCTATCACAAGACAACAAATCTCTGCTGTAATTCAGTCACTGTTTGTTGATTTGGTGGCAAAGCGTGGTCTCTATGACTACCTAGTCGTTTGCGATGAGTCAAATAATACTCCAGCTCGTATTGATAGAAACGAACTTTGGGTAGATTGCGCTATTGAACCTGTTAAGGCAGTTGAGTTCATCTACATCCCAGTTCGTGTCTTGAATACAGGCGCTATTGGAAACAAGTAAGATAATGTGAGTAGCCCGAAAGGGCTACTCACTACAAAAGATAAATATCTATAACAGGAGAATATAAAATGGCAACAGCCTCACAATCATTGTTCAACATGACTGTAGCATCTGATAACGCAGGTGGCAATCAGGGCCTGTTGATGCCTAAGCTACAGTTCAGATTTAGAGTTAACTTCTTGAACTTTGGATTGGGGTCAACAGCGGGTCTAGCACTAACTAAGCAAGTAATTGACTGTGCAAGACCTCAAGTTCAGTTCCAGGAAATCACACTTCCTGTCTATAACTCTACATTGTATCTCGCTGGTAAGCACCAGTGGCAGACACTTGCAATCAACATTCGTGACGATGCATCAGGCAGCGTTTCAAAGGCAGTTGGTCAGCAGCTACAGAAGCAGATGGACTTCGTTGAACAAGCATCAGCAGCTACTGGTCAAGACTATAAATTCCAGACTAACATTCAGATTCTAGACGGTGGTAACGGCACTGCTGCTCCTATCGTTCTTGAAACTTGGGAACTATATGGTTGCTTCCTACAGACTGCTAACTATCAAACTCTCAACTACGGTACTAACGAAGCGGTAACTATTGCATTGACTCTGCGTTATGACAACGCAATTCAAGCTCCGCTTGGTTCTGGTGTTGGTTCACCTATCAATCGTGTTGCAAGTGGTTCAACTGGTTCCGTAACAGGTATCGGCGGCACTACATCGTAATTAGTTTTAGATTAAAGGGTTCCAATGTCGGGCTTTAATCAAAACCTGCTAAATGACGTTGCCGGAGCATTCTTCGGCAACGCCATCCTTAGAGATTACACTCACGCTTCAAAGACTTTTCGTACTAATTCGTATGAAAATGCTCCTAAGCTCAAGTTTCTCTTTCACACATATTTCAGCATCAATCCTACTGGTTATCCAGTAAGTACCAACTTTGGTTTGTTGGTAAAGGAAATCAAGTTACCACAATTCTCTTTCAACACTGTACAGTTGAATCAATACAACAGAAAGAGAATCATCCAAACTAAGATCAAATATGATCCGATTGAAATTACATTTCATGATGATAATGGAAATCATGTAACCCAGCTTTGGGAATCATATTACAGATACTACTACAATGACACTACGAAACCGGGCAATGTATTACCAGGCAATGCAGGCGCACCGCCGACTGACAGTCCGAATAATTACAATAGTAGAAACATTTATCATTCTGATCTTTCACAAGATAATGATTGGGGTTTCAACGGTGGCCAAACAAAAGATGACGGCACTAAGGCCCCATTCTTCAAGAATATCACTATCTTCGGCTTCAATCAGCACAACTATACTGCGTATACCCTGATTAATCCGGTAATCACTAGTTTCGGACATGACACCTATGCTTATGCAGAAGGTGGCGGCACTATGACCAATAGAATGTCTATTGATTATGAAACAGTTGTATATAACTACGGAAACTTAGATGGTAGAGCTCCTGGTAATATTGTTAGTGGATTCGGGGATCCTGCTCACTACGACACTCAATTAAGTCCTATCGCATCAGGCGGATCAAACGGAGTTGTACTAGGTGCAGGTGGATTGGTGGACGCAGCGGGTGGTGCTATCAGTAATCTAGCAAGCGGAAATTTAATAGGAGCAGTAGCAGATGCTAGTGCAGTTGTCAATACAGTGAATGATCTAACTTCAGCAGCTAGAAATCAAGGGGTTGCAAATCTAGCACTAAACACCTTGTTACGAGGAGCAATACAAAATTCACCGTTAAACAGAAACACTAACTTCAATGTTCCTGTTGCAGCGTCTACGCCTAGTCTGCTTGGTCTTGCAGCCGCAGCTACGATCGGTGCGCTAACTAGACCACCTGTAGTTACTTCACAAGGGTCAGTTACTTCGGCTGACGGAACAGCTTATCAAAATACTACTCCAGCTGGTGCACCTGTCCCAACTGATCCTACGCTACAGAATCAAGTTAATAATCCGGTTGGACAGCAATATTCTGGTCCTAACCCACCGGTTCCATTCGCTACAGGACTAGGTGCTGATACTCCTTTTAATCCACAGAATACATGGACATAAATAGTATCATGGCAACAGCAACTAAAAATCCTACCAATCAAACTGTAGTTGTATTTGATAGCTTTTACAACATCAACCTTGTTGTAAACGCTTCAGAATATGATGTGGTATATTCTTACTTCAAGGGTGTTTCAGAGAATCCCTTAATTGCAGCTAACTTCACTGCGGTTTTGTTTAGAATTGCACAAGAAGGTGGTTACAACGTAATAGAAATGCTTGAAACACTGAAAGGGGTTGACAATCACCTGCAGTTAAGTGCAACTATGTGCTATTATCTAAACACATTCAAATCAAAAGCGTCACTGTACGGCATCAGTCAGATTCCAAATCCAAATCAAGCAGCACAACGCAACGTAGTGCTATAATATGGCTAAGTGGGCACAGGGACCATATACTGTAAAGAATCCCCAAAAGTATGTGGGTAAAGGTGTTCCTAGATATCGCTCAGGATGGGAACTCGCCTTCATGCAGTTCTGCGATAGCAATCCCAGCGTATTGCAATGGGCAAGCGAATCGTTGATCATTAAGTATAGACATCCTCTCACCGGCAAGATCACCAATTACATTCCTGACTTCTTTGTACTGTATGAGAACAAGTTTGGACACAAGAAAGCTGAACTCGTTGAAATCAAGCCTAAGAAGCAAAGCCTAATAGAAAGTCGCGCTGCTAGTGCAAGAGATCGCGCAGTCGTAGCTATCAATCACGCTAAATGGGCAGCAGCTAATGCATACTGCAAAGCTCAAGGACTTACCTTTCGCGTAATTACGGAAGACCAGCTCTTTTACAAT